TGTGAAATCATCATTATCTATTTTGATTTTGATGGCGTTTTTTTCTTGCTCAAAGAAAAATTTGCCAAATTCACTGTCTTTATAAAAAATAGGTCGCGTTAATCTACCTTCATCAGTATATATGAATATCGTATTTTGTGTAATATCAAATGAAACACTTATATATATAGGTAATAAACCATTACGACGGAATAATTTTATATAATTTATGCATTGCAAAGGCTCTTCTACCATACCCGCCCAGAAGCCATTTACAAAGACTCGTGTATTTTGCGAGATAATAATATGAGAGCATTCTTCTGTATATTTTAATTTAACCTTTTCGCGCAACCATTTTACAATCGGTTCTCTAGAAATGCCTTTTGTAATATATGTTGAAATAGACAGGTGTTTATGTAAACCGATATTCGCGCCGTCGGGTGTATCAATTGGATCAAAAAATCCCCATTGAGAACCGTGCAATACTCGCGGACCAACTAGTTTAACACTTGAATCTAGTGGAAGATTAGTTTTTCTAAGATGGCTTAACATTGTATTATGTGATAAACGATTCAAATCTTGCACGATTCCTATTCGTTTTGTATGTGTTTGTGCGCCCCAATTGCCTTTGAATGCCTTTTTGAAACCAGTATCAACGGTTCTTTCTGCAAATACATATTGATTGTCACTGATTAATCCAGGCAAGTTTCTTTCATAAATATCTTGATTGAAATAGAGAACCTTTTCTAATTGTAATTTCATCGCTTTTTGTTGAATATTATAATATTCGCGAAAGAGATTAGATATCAATGCACCAGTTGTTTCAATACGTTTAAATTTGAAATTATCACGGTTGGTTTCGTTTTCTATCCCTAGATATACTTTTAATAATTTGAAAATAATGTGTCCTAAATAATACGCTTTTTGAATAAAATTCGCTTCACCTATATGTGGTAAAAAATAATCAGCTAATATTTCCAAAACAGTTTCGGTAGTTTTTCCCTTTGTGAAAACTGCAATGAAATCAATGGCTGTTTTTTGTGTCATTATACCGCCTGCTTCATGAATAGATGGAATAAAATGATCAAGAATATGTTGATATTTGTCAATATCATGTAAACACATCTCTATAATGTCCTTATCGGATATGATTCCTAGTGCGCGAAATAGAATAAACATAGGAATCGGTTTTCTTACATTGGGTATATTGACTACAATATTCTTATTGGAATATTTGCTGTTGGGCGCCATCATTTTTACAGACAATGTGCGAATGGGCTTTGATACATTTTCTGAAACAGATCGTATTTCCGCTGAATACAAATAATTATCATCCGTATCTTTACGAATATATAACATATTATCTGCGAATTTTTCTTGAGGTATTATTACTTTTTCTTTTCCATCAATAATAAAATACCCACCGATATCATTTCGACATTCACCCATTTGAAAACGAATATCAGGTGATAATCCATTCAAAATACAGAATCCTGATTGTACCATTATTGGAAATTTTCCAAGATATACCTTTTCAATAAAGACGCTTGTTTTTTGCACATTTTTGGATATCATTGATTTTTCTGTCATTTCTCTTATTTGTGCAGTTTCTTTGGGTGTAATGATACCTCGTTTATTTGTTTGTTTTTTAAATGGTTTCTTAACCGGTTGTTTTGCACCTCCTGTTTGTATTTCATTTTCATCATTTTTTCGTTCTCTGGCCTTAAAGTTATCATATTCAGTTTCTTCTTCCGAATCGGTATCCTGTTCTAGTAGAATAGGAACATTGTTTTCGCCTACCGCTTTTGGTAACTCACCATCTTCCAATATATCAATATATTCAATTTCAATATCATATTGTATTGTCATTGCATATGTCATATTACGAAGCCGGGCTTCGTTAGGATACATATAATGTGATCGACCTTCATCGTGTATCACTGGTTTTCCAAAATAAATACGCGAACCATCTTTTCCACCCAAATATAATAACGCTTGCGATCTATATTCACCAAATCCTAATTCTGGATTTGTCTTTTCTATTATGGAGTCGTATTTTGCCAAATTTGGATCATAATTTGACTGAATGCGAATAGGATTTTTTTCCTTAAATATTTTGTAAATTCCTGAAGTGAAAAAATCATTATATGATTCACTATGATGTCTTACTAAAGATTGTGGATCATCTTGGAAATATGATTCTATTATTTTCCATATGAATGAATTATCCATTATTCTTGTATATATAAGACATATTATTTTATCCCTTTTTATTTGAAAGATTATTTTAGCAAAAAATATTTGTGTATTTTATAAAATGACAAAAATGTCTTTGTTTTCTCCACTTGTTAATCGCGATTTCTGTCTTTGGTTTTACTTTTTATCAATTATAGGATTTGTTTTTCTCTTTATCGTTGTTTTGTCTTCTTTGTTCATTGGACTTAGCAAAAAAAAAGATTTTAGCTTTTTCGTCCAAATGCTTTTCGTTGCTTTAGGATATGCTATTTTCTATTTCCAAAATAGACTATTATATTCCATGTGTGCCAAAGCCATGTAAAAATACATATATTATCAGTATATGTGCAATTTAACCCTTTATTGCGGTCACAATAAAGAGTATACATTTCACGAACAAATAATTCATTGATTTTTGTGGTTCCAATTCGGTGTCATTTATCAATGCTATTATTTTTTAGGGTTAAAAAAGTACAAAATTGTTCGTTCGTTAAAGTAGAAATAGCATTTTCAAAATATAATATAAGATAAAATGGATATATTATATTATAGTAATCATTGTTCCCATTCCCAGAAGGTTGTGCAATATATTGCCAAATTTGGTCTTATAGAAAAAATAAACGCCATTTGTATTGATAAACGAACGCTTGATAAAAATACGGGACAAGTATATGTTCAATTAGAAAATGGTAAAAAAATAATGTTGCCACCGAATGTACATAGTGTTCCTGCATTATTAATTGTAAGAAATAATTATTCTACTATTTTTGGTCAGGAAATTATAAAATATTTTGAACCTATTGCAAGAGAAAAACTTGAACAGGCGCATCAAATGAATGGTGAACCTGTAGGTATTTCTTTAGCACCTTCTTCAGCTGGTGTTTCTATCATGTCGGAGCAATATACCTTGTATAATTTATCACCTGATGATTTGAGTGCAAAAAGCCGGTCTGAAAAAAGACCCATGTATAATTATGTATCTGCGAGTCATCAGTCTTTCAAGATTCCTACACCGCCAGATACTTATCGACCTGATAAAATAGGTGAGTCTGTTTCTATTGAAAGTCTAACACAACAACGAAATAATGATATTCATCCAAATGGTCCATCCACACCCTTTGGTTTTTGATTTTTGTGAAGAAATCCATGATGTACTATTTATTTATACAACAAATAGTGTAGATATTATATATAATGAAATCATTTATATCTAATATAAGTCATTATGGAGACATTTTAGCCATTCCTTTCTTTGCTTTGATTATTCTTTATTTTTATAAGATTGAAAACAAAACTCCTATAGAATATGTATTGTATGTATTTGGTATATTTGGATTTTTATTAGATATTTTGTATACTTATTTGTTTTTTCAAAAAAATAATAATAAATAAAAAGTCATTTCCATATTGAAGAACAATATATATGTAAAGAATATATAAAAATAATACTATAATAAGTAAAATGAACGATAAGTCTACTGTATTGAAAGCATTTAATAATCATTTTTTTGAATTTATTCAAGATATTATTAATATTTTTCCCGAAAATGAGGATTTAAAAACTACAAAAACTGGACTAGAATTTTTTAGAAAAGCTAACCCTACATGCATTGTAAAATCATGGAATTATTTTGTTTATGAACCATATAAAGAAGTTATTGAAAATGGTGATATTACATTTTTCTTTGAGAAAGATTACAAAAATGATTTATCCTATATGTCAAATTCTGCTGATATTATGAATTCAATTGATAAAATTAGAGAACCTGTTAGAAATATGGGTGATGAAAACAAGGCTCATACAATGAAATATATTCAAAATTTATGTAAATTATCCAATATGTATAACATATTATCATCTAAATAAATAGTACAACAATATTATATACATCCTTGAATATTTATTATGGGACAATTGTCAACGATTTATTACACCGACTAAAAATAAAAATATTATATATAAAAAATGATTTATAAATAATGTATTTTTTATAATAAAAAGATGGATGCTTTTTTATCAATGTATGATTCATTTATAAAAATAACTAGAAATATCGTTGAAAATAAAAATGCTATTTTTAAATGTGCACTAGATACAATATCAAAACAAACAATTTTTGATAAGAATGAAGAAGTTTTATTAAAATTAATCTATTTGTATCCAAATGATCCTTTGCCCTATTACAAATTAGGATGTATGTACAAAGATAAAAATTCTGAGAAATCACTTTTATGGCACAAGATTGCATATGGCATTAAACCAGACTATCATGAAAATTTGATGGCTTTATGTAAAATATTATTTGATACAGAACAATACTACCAATTCATACATTTGAACCAAAACAATTTATTTGACAAGTTCATGGAAGATCAGTTTTTTTTAGGAATGTATGTGCGAAGTAATTTTTCACTCTGTAATTACAAAGATTGTATAAAACACATGACCTATTTGATAAAATGTAATTCTACCAAAAAATGCATTACCGATAATGACAAATTGATAAAATATAATAATTATCATGATTCTGCTTATATGAGTATGCATATCGGCGATCAACAAAATGCTATGAAATATATAGAAAAAGCGATTGATTTATCAAACAAATTCAATTTGCCCATGCATAACAAATTATTATCATATCAAACTTATTTATTTATTCATGATTATTTGTATGTAGATAATAATGCAACTTTCCAAAAATTCTTGCATTTGAATACTTATATGCCAGATAAAGCATTATATTCTTTTGAAAATCGCAAAAAAAACCCAAAAATAAAAATCGGGTATGTTTCGTCTGATTTTATGCGTCATTCTGTTGCCAATTTTATATTACCTATTTTGAAAAACCATGATACTACCAAATTTGATATTATTCTTTTTTCAAATACTGAAACAATAGACCCTTTGTTTACTGAATTGAAAATACAAACCCACAGTATTGTAAATGTAGATAGTAAACAATGTGCCAAATTGATTCATAGTTTGAATGTAGATATTCTTTTTGATTTGAATGGACATACTGCAAACAATAGATTGGATATTTTTGGACATCATCCAGCACCCATACAAATCACATATTTGGGGTATGCAAATACAACCGGTTTAACCTCTATTCAATATCGGTTGACTGATATGTTTGCAGACCATCCAGAATCCACGCAAAATTTTTCAGAACAATTGATTAGAATGCCCGGCTGTTTTTTATTATATGACCCTATTCATAATTTTTCTATAGAGCCTAAAAAACTGGATACGAATCGTATTGTTTTTGGAAGTTTACATAAAGAAGCAAAATTAAACGAGCATGTGTTTTCTGTTTGGAAAAGGATATTAGATACTTGTCCAAATACGCATTTGTTAATAAAACTAGAATCATTTGATTGCGTAGATGAACGCCATGAATATTACTCACAAAAAATAGGCGTCACTAAGGACAGAATTACAATTAGTCCTAATTTGTATGATAAAGATTTTGATTATGTATATACAAAGTTTGATATTTTGCTTGATAGTTTTCCTTATTCGGGAACAACGATTACATGTAATAGTTTGTATAATTCTATACCCATGGTGACCCTATATAATAAAAACTGTCATGCACATAATGTTTCTAGTTCATTATTAATAAATAGCGGATTAAGTGAACTTGTTGCATATACACAAGATGAATATGTGGATATTGCTGTCAATCTAGTAAACAATCCCGAAAAGATAAATACTTATAAAAAAACGATTCGCAAGAAATTTTTGGAAATAATGAAACCAACACTTTTTATGCAAAAATATGAAGAAATGCTCATCAATATCATGAATAAAAATATACAGCAATATATTCCAGTGATTAAAACGCCACCTCCTGATACAGAAAACATTACGATTGATTTCCAAGATGAAGGGAACTCCTCTGCGAATAAAGAGAACTCTGCGAATAAAGAGAAAGCATCTACAAAAAATGAAAATGTATACATTTGTGGGGCGGTAAGAAATTGTGCATATTTCTTAGATAATGTGTTTTTGAATATTGACAAAATAATTGAACTCTTTGGTGATTATAAAATCATACTTGCATATGATAATTTGAATGATAATACACTTGATGTATTAAAAAAGAAACAGTTGAAATACAAGATTCATTTAATACATGTAAAAGAGAACGAATATATTATGAATAGAGATATGCGAACGCAGAGAATCTCCAATGCTAGAAATATATTATTGCAATTTATGCGCAATGATAATGCCCCCAATTATGATTATTTTATTATGATGGATATGGATGATATTTGTTCTGCAAAAATAGATATAAGTGTTTTGAAGTATCATTTGAAAAATAATATAAAATGGGATGCATTATCGTTCAATAATAAACCTGATTATTTTGATATTTGGGGTTTAGCTGTTGAACCATATTTGTTGAGTTGCTGGCATTTTCCACATGGTCATGATGTTGTCATTCATATTTCAGATTATATGACAAAGATTTTGAACAATATGAAAAATACAGATTTATTGGAATGTCAATCTGGATTCAATGGGTTTTCAATATATAAAAAGGATAAATTTATAAATTGTTATTATGATTGGCAGATTAAACATATACTTAGTTATGTAAGTAAAGAACAGATTGTTGCAAATGAAAAGGCGCTTGGGGTACCATTTACAATGAATTTGTCATATATACAATCAATAAACTCGATAACTGATTGTGAGCATAGACAATTTCATATGGAAGCTGTAAGAAAAAATGGGGCGAGAATTCGCATATCACCCATGTGTTTATTTGGGTAGACTGTGAAACTCATATGAAACTGTTTACAACATTGCACATTTTCAATGTGAAATGGTGTAAAAATCATATATTTTCCATTGTTTTTTTGTCATAGTGTGTCAAATAATTAGTAGTATCTGACTAGTATCTGACAATGATTCTGTAATATACTTCTTCCAATTAGGGCAAAAGATAATGTATATCAATATCTATCACTATCACTATCTATTATAGAG